CCGTTCGGATCATCGAGTTCTTCAGCACATCCAGCGCGTCCGACAGATTCATTCCGTCCAGCACGACACCGTCAAACGCCTTGCGCAAACCGCCGGACATGCCGCGTTCCAACGTGGCGACATCCTTGCCGGTTTCCTCAAAGGCGGCACTGATCCGCTTCATCTGGCCATCAAACGCCGCTGCCATCGTGGCAGCATCGCCGAGCGCATCGCCCAGCGCCTCGCCCTGCTCCTGCAGGTCATCAAACCCGTCATGGTCCGTCATCACGCTCTCCTTTTGTCTTGTCCGGGTAGGCTGTCAGAAGCGCATCCAAACCCGCTCGGTTCATCGCCGGCATCCCCGCACCCTTCCCCAGCATCAGTTGCAACTCGGCGGGTGTCAGACGCCAGAACTGATCCGGCGTCAGACGCAGCCCAACACACCCGGCCCGCATCAATGCAGGCCAGTCGAACCCGCTCATACCTGCCCCGGCACCATGAAAGCCCGCGCCAGCAATTCCGCTGCCGCACGCGCGCCTGCCATCGGGCCGCCTTCGATTTCCGCGCTCAGCAGATCGGCGCGAGTCACGTCGGATCCACCGCCGCGCAACCCGGCCACGATCAGGGCAAGCACATCTGCGCTGGAATAGGCACCGCCTTCGAACCGTTGCACCAGTTCCACCAGAGACCCGGTGCCCAGCTCCTGTTCCAGTTCAGCCAAAGCGCCCAGCGTCAGCTTGAGCACCCGTCGCTGCCCGTCGATGGTCAATGCCACCTCACCCGTCCACGGATTGGCCATCGGATTACAGCGCCGTAAAGGTCAGAGCGCCGGCGCTGGCGAGGCTCATCTCATAAGTCGCCTCGCCGTTATGCGAGCCCGCATATTCTATGCCGGTCACCTGAAACGGTCCCTCGACAATGCCGAAATCGGGTATGATAACCTGAAAACCCGGTGTCTCGCCGTCAAAGAACAGCTGTCGCGCGCGCTCATCGGTGCCCTCATCCTTGAAAACACCCGAACCCGAGATCGCAGCAGACTTCACTCCTGCGCCGGATAGCAGCTCGCGCCAGCCGCCTTGGCTCTCCAACGTTGTTACATCAACGCTTTCCGCGTTGAAGCTAACCCGCGTGGCACGCAACCCCGCGATCGTCTCGAACAGGCCTGTGCCGTTCATATCTACTTTGACCAACAGGTCTTTTCCGTTCTGGGCAGCCATATGCTCTCTCCAATGATTGCTTATTCGTCTTCCACGCGGGCGCGGAACCTCAGATCGATCTGGCGGATCGCACCGCCCGTTCCGGTGCGCCGGGCCGAGGCGCGCTCGAACCACAGCCCCACCAAATGGCCCCGGTCCAGGGTCAGCGCCGCGCCTTCCAATGCGTCACACACCGCCCCGGCCAGCGATTTGGCGGCTCCGAACCCTGACGCTTCGGACATCACCGACACCGTGAACCGATGCACCGCCCCCGAACCTGACCGGTTGGACGCCTCGCGCACCTCTTCCGGGCCAAGCGTCACGTAAGTCTGGGGCACCGATCCTGCAGGCACCGCGTCATAGATCGCGCCACCTGAAAGGCTGCTCACCTCTGCGTCGTTTGATAGCTGTTGAAACACGGCCGCCTGTAGGGCCGCTGAAACGCCATAGCTCATGCCACCACCTCTTCATCGGCAAAACATGTCAGGAATTGCCCGTGCGGATCACGCTCGGCGACCGCGCGGATAACAAAGCGGCGCGTTCCCTCCGCAAAACGCTGATCCGGCGTTGGTCTTGTCAAAGACCCCTCAGGCGCGCCTCGTACGACGATGCGATAGCCGACCCGGGATACTGGCACCCCAGCCACCTGACGCTCCGCCCCGTTGCGCGCAGTAACCTCGGCCCAAACAGTGCCCAGCGCAGCCCAGGTCTCTGTATAACCGCCTGCGCCATCAGCGCTGCGAACCGGTGCTTCCAGCACCAGCATGCGGTTCAGACGCGGCGCGCTCATTGCGTCACCCCAAGGCCAAATCGCACTGTTCGATAGCGTTGGATCAGGCTTGTCACGCCAAAAGGCATGCACCCCGCGCCCAGCGCCGTCTCATCGCGATATTCATAGTAGTGCGCCGCCAGCAATAGCACCGCTTGACCCAGGTCTGCCGGCAAGCCATCCCAATCCTCCGACAGTCCCGCTGTGAAATCGATCTTCACCGAGCCACCCATTGGAACCTGCGGCAATACGGTTCCTACAGGCCGTAGCCGAGGGCGCTGACTTTCCCGTTCCAACCGATACACCCCAGCATCGACAACACGGTCCTCACCGGTTACGTCGGCCATCGTCACCAAATCAATGGCCTTGACCGGGGCTAGCGGCAGAGACTCACCCGCAAGGTCGCGCCAGCCGTTCAAAGTCCAGCAGAAAGCGCGCTCAATCAGCACCTTACCGGTGCGGGCCTCAATCGCCGCCATCGCCGCCCGCAGAAAACCCTTCAGCACTTCATCTTGCACGCTGTCCTCGGCAAAGCCGGTCCCCAGCCGCAAATGCGCTTTGAATTGATCCACCGGCAGCGCCGCATCCGCGATGGCGGTTTCTTCGATCAACATCATCCATTCACTCCGCAATCTCGGACCCCTCCAGGGCCACTTCAGGAAAATGACGGGCACGCGCCGCCCCACGTTGCTCGGACGGAGGGGAGCAGCTAGACAACGCAGGGGATCACACCCCGGCCCGTACCCGCCGCTCCGAGGGGCTTGCGCCCCCCGGATTCAGCCCGCCTTAGGCGGTGCCGAATTTCACCAGCTTGATCGCGGCAAAGTCGCTGACGTCGCCGCCCACGCGTTTGGTCGCGTAGAACAGGACATGCGGCTTGGCGCTGAACGGGTCGCGCAGGACACGCAGATCGGGACGCTCAGCAATGGTGTAGCCCGCCTGGAAATCGCCAAAGGCAATCGAGAAGCTGTCGGACCCCGCATCCGGCATGTCCTCGGCAATCAGCACCGGATAGCCCATCAGACGCGCGGGCTCACCCGCCGCCAGGCCATCTGACCACAGGAAGCGGCCATCGCTGTCCTTCAGCTTGCGGATCAGACCCGCCGTTTTCGAGTTCATTACGAAGGTGCCATTGACGCGATACTGCGCGCCCAGCGCATAGACCACATCAACAATGGCATCCGCATCGATACCACCGTCGATACCAGTCGGTACGTAACCGATATTGCCCCAATCCCAGACATCATTGTCGACCTTGGCGTGGTCCAGAATGCCCTTGGGCTTGTCCACACCATCGCCGCTGATAAACGCCGACGCCTCAGCGCGGGCGAACTTGTCGGCGATGCGACCGGCCAGCCAGCCCTCGACGTCAAAGGCACTGTCATCCAGCAGACGTTGCGAGGCCTTGGGCAGCGCGCTCAGCTCGTGCAGCGAGATCGAGATGCGGTCAATCGACGGCGTCGCCGTCTCGGTCGCGGTCGAAGCTTCATCGGCCCAACCCGCACCCACATCGGTGTGGTCGATCAGCACGTCAAACGAGTTCGCCTCGACATTCACCACCGACGCAATCGAGCGGATCGACGCGGTGGATTTCAGCACAGACTTGATGATTTCGGCAGTCTGCGGATCAACCAGATAGCCGCCATCGCTGTTCACCGCACTCGACAGAGATTTCGCCTCCATCTCAAGCCCGCGCAGCCCATCATCCTCGCCCGAACGCACATAGGCGTCGAAGGCCTTTTGATGCGGTGCAGCGTCCTCGATCGAGGCCGCAAGATGCGGACGCGCCGCGTTGGTTGATTTACGATCCAGCATAGTCAGTCGCTCTTCTGTCTGTTGCAGTTGGGTTTTAACTTCAGCCTTGAGACCCTTGAATTCATTCACGAAGCCAGCCATCGCCTGCTTCACCTCCTGAACCAGGGGCGCACCCTCTCCGGTCAAGGCCGGGATTTCGGTCTTGCTCATCAGCACTTCCTTTTTGGGTGGGATTCAGGCGCGCTAGGTTCGCGCCAGCTCCTGCCGGGCGTTGTCGAACACCTCGGCAATACTGCGCCAGGTGTTCTCGGCCTCAGGGTCCACTCCCTTCGCCGCCACCCGCGCACTGGGCAGCATCGGGAACGTCACCAGAGACACCTCCCAAAGCTCCAGTTCGGTCAGGACCCGCTGGCCCTTGTCATTCTTCACCGCCCGCTTGGTGCGATAGCCAATCGATAGACCATCCATAGCGCCTGCCCGGATCAACTCAGCCGCCTCACGGCCCTTTTGCGTGGCCTCCAGCAGTCGGCCTGTGACCCAAAGACCCCGGTCATCTTCGCGGACCTCGTCCCAGACACCGATGGGCTGCGTGGGATCGTGCTGCCACAGCATCTTCACCCTTTGCCCAGCGGCCTTGAGCCCCTCAAGCGAGCCGCGATACGCCCCGCGTTGCACCACATCGCTGCCCTGATCGACCTGCCCGAACAGGCTGGCATAGCCCTCGATCACAGCGTCATCCGTGACCGACAACCCATCACCGAACCGGGCGAATTTATGCTCTAAATCCATGAACTTCTCCATGTAAATCACTGAACTCATGGCGTTACCACCAAGAGGGATTGGGCCGCCTGCGCCAGGATTACCGCGACCACGCCATAAACCGTCAGCCACAGCCGTTTCTCCAACCGCTCCATCATCTCTTCGATCTGATCCAGCCGCCGACACAGGTGAGCGTGCTGGATCTCGGCCACCCGCTCATGCGCGGCCAAGCGCAGGCCTGGCGCGCATTCGAACGGAGGATACCCGTCACCCATCGGCACGCTCCGGCAGCCCCAGCAAGGCGCGCTTTTCGGCATTGCTCAGGAAATCCGCCCCATTGACCCGCGCCCATTGCGCATCGCGTTCGGCAGACAAGGCGGGAACCTGATCCAAATCAGGCTTCAGCATCAGTTCTTCACCAGTAAAGCCAAACAGCCATTCCGACACCGCCGCCGCCACCCGCGTCACCAGAGGCAGCACGGTCAGGCGGTAAAACGCCCGGTTGGCCTCCTGATAGTTCGAATAGGTCGCGTCTCCCTGAATCCCAAGCAGCATTGGCGGGACCCCAAAGGCCAGCGCGATCTCGCGGGCGGCGTGGAGGCCGGGGTCGCTGTAACAGCCGATGACGAAGGCGCTCGCGTCGTCGTTGCGCCCGTGCACGTAGTCGCAGATGGGCAGAACCACGCTCTCCGCGTCCATCTGGGTCTCCACTCCCGGCGGCCCGCCCTCCATGGTCACGCATTCGATGG